TGAAGCTCTACTACCAAAAAATGTAGCATAGCTCTCTGAAGCTCCTGTCCCACCAAAGCTCCTAAACCAGCACTCTACTGACGCATTAGATACAGGGGTAGATAGTAATTGTGTTCCATAGCCAAATCTTGAATAGCTACCAGCTATAGCACCAGTATGCTGAATACCGCTAGTACTAGTCCTGTTCATCAAAAACCCTTGAGTATCTCTATTATTGTTTCCTTCAGGTAGGATTAAATATTCTGATACACTTGTTGGAGTACCATTATTACTATTAGTAGATAGGTCTGTCCAAGTACCTGTACCTCTATTTCTCCAATATCCTGATAGATTAGCTGCACTTGAATGTAATGTAGCGTCTAATGCTTCGCCATCATTATATAGTTCTTGGACTTTAGCAGTAGTAAGTGCTTCTCCCTTCCATAAAGATATTTCTGTAAGAGTTCCTTCAAATGGGTATGCAACGCCTGATGAAGATTGACCAAAAACAAGAGCATTAGCATTATTTAAGTCCTCAGTATCACTAGATATATCAATCGTTGCAATTAATACACCGTCTTTATAGACAGTGAGATTTCCACTTCTATCATAGGAAGAAACTAAATGATGCCAATTACCATCAGCTATATTACTATCAGCAATTGTCGTTAAACTATTATGTAAGCCTACTTTTAAGTTTCCACTACTTATATACATGGTATATCCAATAGTATGATTTCTATCAAATATCTTTTGGACTCCAGAGCCCGAAGTAGCATTAACCCACAATGAAAAACTAAAATCTCCAGTCCCTACATCTAATGCAGAATTATTAGATACTACTACTTTGCTATCAATTCCATTGAGCAGTCCTAATTGATTATATGATTGGAATCCAAGTTGTGGTATTGTTGGTTGAGCATCTGCATCTGTCCAGCCTGTAGCAAAGCCTACTTCTTTAAGACTAACATTAGATATTGTAAAATTATATGCCCCATTGCCTGCTATTCTAAAAACTATATAATATGTATCTGTAGTCGCTGCTGTAAAAGTATTTGAATAATCACCTGCTGCAGTATGCGTTCCTGCTGTAGCTGTATCTCCTGTTCCTCCTCCTGTAGAGGTTGCAACTGCCACATCTAATTGTTGAGCTAAATCCCCTGCATTAATAGCTGTTGTCCAAGATAGTTTATATTGACGCCCTGCTACTAATGATAAAGCCTTTCCATAGGCATTGTCATTTGAACCTACACCTGCATCTGTATTAACTCCTGTGAACCCTGTAGCAGAAGCACTTGTAAAGCCAAGCAAGTCACTATCGGTAAATGTTGCATCTTGAAGCTCATCCCCATAGAATACAGAAGTGCCATGATTTTTGTCATTTATAGGAAGGACTACAATATCATCAAATGTAAATGTATCTCCAGTATCTGGGGCATCCCCAGTATATGTTGTTGAAGAAGAAGATGCAGAGATTTCAAAATTTGCATGGACTGCAGTAAATAAAAATTCATAATTTTGATAGGCTGTGGACAATGCAGGGTTTAAAATAGTGACATAAGAATGCTTAGTTCCAGAACCATTTGTTAAGGATAAATAACTTGTGTTATCAGTAGCCTTAGCTTTGAATGTTAATCTATAGGAAGTTCCTACTTTTAGTAGTGAGCCTTTATAGATTAACCAACTGCTAGACCCATTTAAATTGCTTAATGTAGCATCGCCTGTTGAAGCGTTATGAGTCAATGTAGCATTTTTCAGCCAACTACCTGTGGTATCTGTATCAAACGAGCCTAAATCAGCAGTATTAGCCTCTATTATATCACTCCCCAATCCAGTATTAGACCCATCCATTAAATAAGATTGCTGACCTCTATGTCCATCCTGCATAGGATACCATAGCTTGAGGTTTGAATAAGTGAGAGATGTTCCAGAGTTATCTAAAGCTAGTTTTTCAGGATTATTATAATCATATAAAGCATCGGAGGCTGTCCATACAGCATCCCAGCATTGAAAGTCTGATAGCCATCCATCTAATGCCCAGAGCATAGCAGCATTTAAAGAGCCAATAAAGCCAGTAGCTGATGAACCACTTCCTGACCAACTACCAACATTTTGTTGATGGTTTGTAGATGCAGCTACACCATTAACATATAACGAAAAATCCTTATTTACCCCATCAAAAATACATACATAACGCTTCCAAGTATTATCAGCTCCCCCTGCAGGGTATGTATCTATATGTCGAACACCTCCAGCCTTAAGCTCCATTTTCAAGTCACCATCAGTTGCAAAAAAAATGCCCATTCCAGTGCCACCTCCACCTCCAGCTGCAGAAAAAACAACATTGCTCGCTGAAAGGCTTCCAGATTCACTTGATTTATGCCAGAACGCAAATGTTCTCACATCTTGGGTTACATCTGATGACATTGAAACACCATTACTTGTCAAGTCAGATAAAGATATATAATCAGCTACCCCATCAAAATATAATGCTTGACCTGTATATGCAGTACCATGATTGTTATTTCCAGAGGTATCTAATGCTCTTGGGTGTAAAGGCTTTGAAGTTTGTGTTATAGTAGCTGCCATTATGAAAGTGTCCCATGATTTCCACCATGTAAATCTTTAGCATTTGCACTAAGATTCCACCATGATACTAAATTTGTTTTTTCTTTGGTGTTTAAGCCTGAATATTTTTTATACATAATAGATTTGATTTGAGCTTGAGTTAATGCTGATGTCCATATACCTACATTGCAGATATTGCCATCATAATAATAGACACTATTCCCTCTTCTACCAACCTCAAGATTAACTGTATCATTGTCAATAGTGGTGATATTATGGTCAGCTGATTCAGCTGATAATTCGCCATTAACATAGATAGCAGACTTTTCGGTTGAAGTGTTAAAGATAGCTACAATATGATTCCAATTTCCATCACATACATTATGATTTGTACTTTTCACCTGCTTGCCACTACCACTATTATAAAATGTGAACCAAGCCTTGCCTGTACTACTCTCTGTAGCAAGCCAAAAGTTTCTATTAGTGTTGTCATCTTTAGCTACTAAATATTGAATAGCACTTGTATCTGAAGATTTCATCCACAAACTTATAGAAATTGCTCCTGTTATTTGGGTAGATGAATCGTTCCCAAAAGTTATATAATCATTACTACCATCAAAAGATGCTGACCCATCACTTATGGGTGTAACTGCTCCTGTGTCAAAGTTAGACTTTAATACTAATCCTGAAGTAACAGCTCTTGCGAGCTTTACATCTCTAACCGTATTTAATGATGCTCCTAGTCCTATTGCCATGCTTTAACCTTGGTATGCTATTACTTTACCACTAGCCAAAGTAAATGCTGTCCAATGACCATAAATAGTCATCCCTGATGGGATTGTTATAGATGCTAATGTATCTCCATTATAAGAAGCTCCAACACCATATCCATTTGTTGTATCTGATGGAGTTAATGCTGAAAATACTGTATCATCTAAGCATTGAAATGCTACTATACTTTTACCAGTGATAGCTGTAGTTCCTGTTTCAACTATTGCCCCTGCTTGACCCATACTTGCGTTTTGAGCCTCTACTACTGTGTATTTATGTAAACTTGCTGCCATTTTATTCTCCTTTTGAGTGTACTTTAAGGTCTTGACGAGACCATGAGCGTACTATTTTATTTTAACTCCTTGCGAATCTTAATTACAATATGTATAAATGTTGCAATTAAAATACCAAGTCTAATTATATCAGGTAATGCTGTCCATAAGCTTAATGCTATTGCACCACTTCCCTGTCCTACTGTAACCAATGAATCCTTAATCGTCTCCATTAGCTTCTTTCAATTGAGCTAATACTTCCAAAGCCCCTTCTGCCTTAATCACCATTGTTTTAAAATATTCAGCCTTTTCACGATAATCTTTCAATTGTGTTGTCAATGCTTCAATTGATGATTCAATCGTAGGTTTATCTGCTTCTTTCTTCAACTCTTCGTACTTTTCATTTTTTACTTTAGACATTTAAGTCTCCTATTTAAGTTGTTTGTATTGTAACATAGCCACCGTAAATTAAGTCATCTGTAGCTGTTGTAACCACTTTAATTAATAACATTTTATCATCAGCACCTACATGATTTGAGGCTAAAGCAGTATCATCTGCAACTGTTAGCCCACTATTTGATATTTCACTTCCTATTGTTCCATCATCTAAATCTAATGTATAAACCTCAACCTCATTAGCTGTATCAGAACCAGTAATTTTAACTTTTGTTGCTGTATATCCAAGAGGAACATCTATATATGCATAAAATTCTAATGCTGAACTTCCAGGTCTCATTCCAAAATTGCTTCCATCATCTTCAACTGAGCCTACAACGTGAGTTACTCCAATTCCATCATCATTTGCTCTAAATGCAGTGGCAGGTATTTTAATTAGAGTTCTTCCTTCAATGATATATCCTGTAGTTGTTATATTACCTGCTACATGCAATGGAGTAGAGGGAGCAGTAGTTCCAATACCGACTCTGCCATCTTTATCAAGAACCATCCTCTGCTCTGCACTGTTAGCCCCATCATTAGTCCAAAATGTCAATTCTGCTGGCATGACATTCGTGTTTGGAGTACCATCTATCGCACATCTTATAGAGGCTGCATCTATCCAGGCATCATCACTATTATCTTGCCCAAACCACACTATATCACCAAGGATATCCTCATCTGTTAAATTAGCATCAGGGTCTCCCCTTCTAAAGTACAAATTTCCTCCATGATGGTCTGCAGTAGTACTAAGGTTAGTAATAGCAATAGTTGGGATATTACTAGTTGCAGAAGCGTTTGAAACCTCAAGTGCAGACCCAGGAGTAGCAGTTCCAATGCCAACAGAACCAAACATAACTATATCGTGGTCTCCAGCATCTCTCCCTAATTGTAGATAATTATTGCCATAATTACTACCAGTCAACTGTATTTTGTGATGCCCACCAGAGACCCCACTTGCCTCAGACTGGTTTGTAAAAACAAGACCTGGAGCATCAGCATTTCCCAAGAATTGAACAGATTCATCGCCAACTAAATTAACCACAAGTTTGTAGCCTGGAGAGGCACTTCCAATACCAACTTTCCCGTCTTTCTGTATACACATTCTTTGGTGAGTACCACTATCAGTTGTCTGTGCAGTATAAAATGCTAATTCTGTGCCACAATTTCCACCATCTGCCCAAACATCTTGTGTTCTTCCTCGAATCATTGCACCACTACGTTCTGTACCACCAGCCTCTACTCCTCTAAATCCAATATCCCCTAAAACAATATTATCAGCAAGGACAGCACCATCAGTATCTCTTTTAACAAAATTTACAGTTCCACCTTGGCTAACATTACTAGTACTTTCGTGGTCAAGAGTAATCATAGGGGTGTCAGTAGTTCCAGAAACTAGATGCAATATTGATGCTGGTGTTGAAGTTCCTACTCCAACTCTATTTGTACTTGCGTCAACAAATAAAGTATTGCTATCAAAATTTGCATCTCCTCCAACAGCAAGTGTTGAACTTAATGTAGAAGCTCCCGTAACAGAGAGAGTTCCACCAAGAGCTACATTGTCAACAGTTGAACTTGTAGCTGAACCTTTCGTATTTCCATCGGTTGACCAATCAGTATCATTATATGTATTTGCCATTCAAATCTCCTAAAGTCTTGGTACGGACAATTGTCGTACACCTGATTTGCGTGATGGATATTGCTTAACACTTCTGTCATACATTTGTCTAAAATATTGAGCTTGTTGCAAGTCCCCTTGGTCTTCAAATAATCTTGCCTTTACATAGCACAATAAAGCATTTTGCATTCCTGTATCGAGTCCATGAGTAGTACTCATCTCACCTGTTAAATTTGCTGTAGTTACAGTCTCATATTTTGAATGATATGTAATTCTTAAGCCATCTGAAACCGTAGTATCTTGAAAAGTATCATATGGTTCATTTGTACTTTCAGTAGAGTCAGTAGTTAAATCAAGAGCTAATACTGCAAGACGCTTGTCATCGTTATACCATGCAAAATATTGATTTGGGAATGTTCTTTTTTGTGTTGCCATATAACTCCTAAGTTAAACTATCATCAGTATTATCAGTATCTTCACGTAATAATTTATGTGAATCTGATAGCTTTGGTATCATTACATATCGACTATTTGTATCCAATACTTCTACTTTTGTAATATCAATTGCTTGGTCATCAAGAGCATACCATCTTTTATTCTTAATTAAATCTGTCTTTGCTGACACAGTATATTCTTTTTTCTTTGATGCCATATCAATTAAACCATCATTTATTAAACGAATCATATAGCCTTCAGGTTGACGACCCATTAAATGTTCAATTTGTTGAATCAATTCTTTAGGTTTCATTTATACTCCTGCTACCATTACGTTTACTATTGCTTCTCTTGTCCCATTAGCATAACTTGAGTCATGTATTTGACAAGAAGCTATTGCTTCACCCATATGAAGAGGTATTACTACAGACTCTCCAGGAGTTAAAGCTGCAAGTATTTCTCCTGATACTGTAACATTTACAACGCTATCGCTTCCTAATTGAGATACATATTCAACTGCAATTACATGAGCTGTAGTTGGTATAGCCCCAGAGGAGACATTTGATGCTTCTGTCCACCCACTATCATTTAATCCATCTGCAGATGTTGCACTTACCACAACCCCACTCCAATGAGCTACATCAGCCTCATTATATTCTGTAGAAATATTATAATTCCCTCCCCATGAACGACTATCTGCATGAACATCTAAGTTTAAATTTGTGTAATCACCATCAGCGTCTCCTTCATTGGCAACACTGTTATCATTTACGATTTGGCAAGATGTCTGTATTCTAATTTGATTCGCCATTTATCTTCCTCCTTATTGTGGTTCTCCACCACCCTTAAGTGTTGCAATTCCTTGTATATAATCTTGTTTTAGCATTTGATATTGACTTTGAAGCCATTGGTAGTCCATACCTTGTTTTTGCATTTTTGCATTATAATTAGCTAAATCTTGTCCAAATTTTTGAACATGTGCATTTACTTGAGCTGAATATGTCCCAACTTCAGCTTGATATTTTTGAAGTTTTCTTGCTTCATGTGCATCTAACAAATCAGCTTCTTTTATATTTTCTTGTATATCTGCTTGATATGCAACATTTTCTTTATTGAATACATTTAAAGCATTTTGTATATCTGTTTGATATTGAGATAACTTTAATTGATTTTCTACTTGATAATCTTGTACTTCTGAATTTACTTGTAATTGATATGAATTAAGTTCTGCACTATATTTTTGAAGTTTCTTTTCTTCAACTCCATCTGCAAGTTGAGCTTGTTGAAGTTTTTCTTGTATATTAGCTTGATATTCTACATTAGCGTCATTAAATATATTTAATTGATTTTGCATAGCCTGTCCATAAGCATTAATATAAGTAGCTATTTTTTGTAATTGAGCTGAGGCTAATTCAGTATCTTCTTCAGTCTCAATCATATCAGCAAGAACATCAAACCAATGATTAAAGTTAAGTTGGTCTGTAGCATCAGCAATTGCACCTGCAAGAATAGTACCCGTCAACTCTTGAGTGTCTCCACTAACTACAGGAGCTGTATATACAGGAGCAGTTCCGAATCCACCAATTATAGGTTGTATTATTGTAGGAGCTGTTGGAGCACTTGCACTAATAGTAAAAGTGCCAATTGACGGAGATACAGGAGGTGTATATGTTGGTGCTCCTGAAAATGCCTCTACTACTTGTGCAGATATTGTTGGAACGCTTGGAGCAACGGGCAATGTTAAATTAGTTATATCGCTTGGAAGAGATGCTGATTTATTATTCATTAATACTTGCAATGCTTTACATGATGCATATAATACAACTAAATAATTTGCTTCATCAGGAAAGTTCCCTATTTCGCTACTAGCAAGATTTACTTGTGGATGTGACACATGAAATATTTTTGCATCACTATCAGAAGTAGGGTCAGGCTTTACATATAGCTTTGATACATCTGAAGTTCCATCAACCCAATAAACAGGGTCAGTAGCTGTTCCAAAGTAAAGCAAGTTACTTGAGTCACCTGCCATTCCACCATACATTGAAGGTATCTTTCTACATGGAGCATAAATTGTTGTGCTATCTCCTGTTTCTCTTTGTACAAATAATACTTCTCCAAAACCATCTAAATCTATACCACTACCATTTACCAAAGGAGTTACAGCCATGCATTTTTCTTTAAGCTTCATGGGTAGTTGATTTATTATTTCTACTACGCCTGCCTCACACCAATCTTGAAGGGCTAAGTCTTCAGTACCTGCAAATCCTGTTAAAGCATCAACTTGATTTTTTATACTTTCAGCCATCTACCACTCCCCTCCCATGCCTTCAACAGATTCTTTCATTGACTGTTGAGTAAATTCTACTTGCGTTTGTCCTGACCAAGTTGTACGCATATTGATATGATTGCCAACTTTGAATTTATTGCCAAAAACATGACCACACTTACAAGTCATGTCTCCACCTGATTCAACTTTACCACCACATTTACAATAATACGTTCTTGCCATTCTTCTTTCCTTTAGTTTTCTTTTTGTACTTCTTAGAATTTTTCTTCTTCTCGTACTCGTTACGCTTGTGTCCCATTACAAAATATTATATTATCTCACTTCTATCTCTTGCATCATTCATTGGTAAATCACCATGCTCGTTAATATATTCAATCATTGATAATGTTGCTGGGTTTACAGAATCTTTTTTAATAATAAATTCTCCACCTTCAGCCTCAATAGGGATACCACCTTGAGCATGAGATTCACCCTCAAGAGCACCACCACCAGGATATTTTTTAAAATTTTTATTTCCAAACATATATTCTCCTTTTTAATAAGGGATTTGGGAGAAGCCCTTTATACGACCTCTCCCCAGTTCCCAATTACTGTCATCCGTTAGGATTATTACGATATAGTAATATGTGCAACATCATGTGCTGTAGCTCTTGTAAGGAAATATGTACCATCACAAAAGATTTCAACACAATCGCCAAGTTGAGCACCACTTATGAATACTATTTCATCAACGGCTGTTGAGTCTGTAGAAGAACCAGCTCCTCCATCCCCACCAGAAGTATATCCAACTATAGTATCTTCAGCTGTGTTATTAGCTATTGTTACCGCATATGCTGCAACAGTAGTCAATATGAACTTAACATTCCATCCTTGGTCAACTGCACTAACTAGAGGTAGAGTAATCTCATATGCACTAGCTTGATTTATTCCAAACACTTTTCCAGAATCATTAGAATCTAATGTTCTTGCTGCTGAAATAACCTCAAACTTAGCGTTAAGACCTCTATCGCTGGCACTACTATTATTATTTAGAAAATCACTTCTCATTATAATGCCTCCTCAAAGTTAAACAACGCATGTGTTTCAGGAAGAGAAACCTCAAGACCTGCTTCTGTTAGAATCATGTCTTTACGTAAGTCTTCATCTGCTTGTTGCACATTCGTTGTAATTGAAGTATCTCGATTAATACCGTTACCAACAAGTGGTCGATATGATACATGGTCTAAATCAACCATACACATAAATTCACCTGACATACCTCTGAACAATGGCTCTTTAACTAAAGATAAGTCACCATGAACAGTTTCTACCTTCATAACCTTGTGTCCAAAAGTTCCTTGAGATGCATCAAAGTTATACCTTGAACCACCACCATTAACAATTGAATCACCGATAAATCCAGCACCATCTCCAAGCTTATTAAACAATGAGATAACAGGCAATGAACATAATGCAAGTTTTGCACTACTTCCACCACGAGCTGGGTCAAATACAACCTCTAAATCTCTAAGCAAATTATCATAAGTTAAGCTTCCTGCTGCAACAGTCTTTAAGTAGGATTGACCTTCTGTATAAACTAGTTGCTCAGAATCTTCTATTGTTTGAGATTGACCATTTGCCATAATATGACCTGCTATACCTTCAGTGTATTGAACACCTCCAGAAGAAGCACGTTGTCCAAATAGCATTGCACGCTCAATATCAATCTTATGCTCACGTAACTTTAGATTCCAAATACGTTGCCATTCATCAGAATAACCACGATATACGGTTGCACGAGCAGTATTTGACATCTCACAAGCTGTTTTAAAGATTTGGGTATAACCATAATCATTATCTAGCTCTTGAGACCATACATCAGGTGCACCAGTGCCCTCGCCATAAGCAGTTCCGATAACGGTTGCTTTAGCACTAGCTGCTGGGTCTGCTGCATTAGTATCATTAGGATTAGTAAGCCATTTAATATCAATTGATGTACTTGAATTAACTGCTTCTATTCTAGCATTTGCATGATTTGGAGCACCACTGTTACCTGTTACAGATTCAACAGATATAACCATTCCTTTAATTAGCCATGCTTGAGCTGCGCTTATTGTTGCTGTTACAGTAGCTCCTACTGAAACTTCTGCTAAGTTAGTTGAAATGACAAAACTTCGGTCTGTCATCGCAATTTTTGTTCTATCTTCCAAGAATCGGAATTGCGAATCCGATGTTGGAACTTTCCCTACTTTTGACAAATATACAAAAAACGGAGATTCTTCTGGGGATAAGTCAGCGACCCTATCACTAAAGTCATACAGTCTACGTGTGCCTAAATTAGCACTGTCTACTGTATTTCCACCAGGAGTTCCGAATTTTACTTGTCCACTATTATAAGTAGCCATTTTTTTCTCCTAAGTTTATTTTAATACGTTAGTGCGTCCTCCAGCAGCGACAATTGAGTCCCACATTGCATCAGAGTCAGATTTTGGCATTTGAGGCTTTTCGCCTTGTAATACACCACCTACTTGCTGAGGTTGACTTTGCACATTGCGTACTTGGTCTAATGGGCTTGGTTGTCCTTGGCTTACTGGAGCACTGTTAACAGCTTGCCACATTTTGATTACGTTATCCAATCCATACTCAGATGGGTGTTTGTCTGCAAAATCAAAAAACGATTGAACTTGTTCATCATTCATTCCTTTTGCTTTAAGCTGGGCATTTAAGTTTGCCCTTCCGCTTTCTTGACGAATACCTTGAGTGGCTTGGTTAACAGCACCATCAATGGTTTGCTGTAGTTCTTGCATCCTAAATTTATAAGATGCAGATGTTGGGTCATTATAGGCTTCCCATGGGTCAAACTCATCAGGCTTAAGTGCTACTTGTTGTTGTGCGTTTGGTTGACCATTGACCGTACTTTGTAATTGTTCAATTACATCAGGTCGTGATTCCAAAAATTTGCCAACTTCCTCGTATTGCTTTAGCTTTTGATTTTCACTATAGAGCTTATCCTTTTCAGATTGGAAGAATTTTGCTTGTTCTTCCCAATTGACAGGATTCTCTTCTTGTGTTTGTCCTTCATCTTGCCCTACAAATTGCTCGGATTGACCAAGTTCATCTTGAAATTGATTTCCTAATTCATTTGCGTCCATTTTACTTATCTCCTTGTTTGCTATTTCTCTTATCCTTTTGAGATTGACTACGTTTCTCTTGCTCTGTGGCTAAACGTAATTTCTCAGATTCGAGTTTAACAGCATTTGAAAGTCTTCCGACTTGTAATTTTTGTTCGGCTTTACTTGATGACTCTGTTTCTTTAAGCCGTCCCTTAAACTTCTCGACCTCAGCAGCTTTACGGAGATGTACTGCTTCTCGGTCTCTAGTTTGTAAGTCACCAGATAATTTCTTAATTTGCTCTTGAGCACCTTGCAATTGTTGTTGTAATTGTGCAATCATATCAGTACGTTGTAATACGCCTGCTTTATCAAATATATCGGTTTTCTTCAATGCTTCTACCTTATCAATTAAGCCTGCCTGATATGCTTCCATATAAATATTCCACTCACCCCATTTATTTGATGGCATGGTAGAATTACCAATAACACGAATATCAAATTGACCAATAGATACATCATTCTCAATAGATTGAAGCTCCATAGTCTTATCATCGTATAATCTTTTATTTATAGTATATTCATTTAAATCATTGTTTGGTTGCACTATTCTAAATGTTTTCTTGAAATCATAATGAGATTTAGCGAGATTATATATAACTCGACCTAATCTCTTTAATGAGCCCTCAATATCACGTAATTTAGATTTTGAACGCCTTTGTCCGAAATCTTCAAGCATCATTGTTGCGGATGATGTTTTTGGAGCTACCTCAGTATTCCCTTGCATCATCTCAAATATCCCCATATTCAAATCAATATACTTCTCAATCATCGCAGGTAATTGAAGTATTGAACTTGCAAGTGGTTGAGGAGCTGGAAAATGAGGTTCTCCTAAAGATGGGTCATATTCAATTGTAGCATTTGGATTTGCCCAATCCTTCTCTAATTGCTCTATATTATCAACTGAGCCTTCAGGAACAAGTAACTTTAGCCCTGCCGATGCTTGTGCATGAGATGTAATTAAAGATAGTACTTTATTTAAATATATTTGAGAATCTTTATTCTTTCGAACATCACTCATTGGATAAGGAGTATTAGTCCATATATTTGGTACTGGTACGATAGGGTAAACATCAGTATCCAGTACTCTTTCGTATAAAACAATTTGCCCAACAATACAAGTCAATTTAATCCTTGTTTGCATTACTTGAGCAATGTCAATCATACCCTTCTCAACTGCCAATTGCATACGTTCATCTTGAAGTAGTGCTTGGAGTTTTGCATCATCAAGAATTTGTTCATCTCCAGATTGCATGTCAATAACACGATAATAAGGAACTTTAATCTTTGAGAAAGATTCAATTAATCGATACTTCTCAGAACCCTCGCCATAATCCTTATCTTTAACAATATCAGGAGTAAAGCGTGTTTTTGCTTGTGCTTGAGTTGAACTTGGATAATCATCATCAAGATAGTCATTTGATTCAAGCTCATCAATTAAAGACTTACCTTCTTCATTTTCTTCAGATAATTGAGGATATAAGTCAGCTAATTGTCGTTTAGTCATGATTGTAGACAACATCATACCAGAAGAGTCATCAAACCAACGACTTCTAGAGTTAGGGTCAACTACAATTCGGAATGGGTCAACATATGTAAATTTAACTTCACCTCGACCATAATCAGCCTCAGCGTCTATATAGCCATAAAAATAACCTAGTCCCGTAACAGCGTAGTCGTGAATAGTTTGCTTGAATGTTTCGTCTCCATCAGAGATGTCCCAAACATATTCTAAGATTCCTTTCCATACATTAGCCATCTTTGCATCAGAATCTTCTCTACCTGCAGCAGAGAATTTAGGAGGCTTGGAAGTGATAATAGCTTTGAACTGTTCAACCGCAGAGTAGAGTCTGTCTAGTGCCAGAGAAGACTGATTCCGTTCATCAAGTGCATTAACTTGTGCCTCAGACCAATGATTTCCTAAATAGAAATCTATGTCTTCACGGGCTTGAACATCCCAATCTTTTCTTGCATCAGACCAACGTCTCCACAACTCTTTTATTTCTTTTACTCTAATGTCTTCTTGAATCATAGGGGTAAATATACTATAGCTTTACTGTATGATGCAAATTATCGTCTCGCACCTGTAAGCCAATCATATGCCTTTTTAGTTCGGTTTCTGTAAGTATTTCCTGCTTTATCCTTAATAGTGGCTTTACCAACCGATTTATTGCCTTTTGCAAACTGAGTCGATAGCCAAAATGCATCAATGCAGTCATCATGAGAACCCTTTGGAAAATCCAACAGCTCTCCCATAAACTCATGCATATCTTTCTTTAGGTGTACAGCTCCCTGTCTGAACTTAGGTTGAAGCCCCTCAAAGAGCCTATCCTTTTTCTTTTGGTTGCCATACCCTTTAATACCTTGATTTATACCAGGGATGAACATTCCTCGTGCTTTGCTTTGTTTTTGCACGTAATCACGAAGCATTTCCTGATATGCAATCGTTTCAATGTTTACTCTTTTGACGGGGGAATATCGTTCAACAGTTTTAAATATCTCATCTGCGCAGTCCATCGGTAAGACTCTTTTTCTCCAATACTCGATAACGTAGTAATCAAACTTAGCAGTAACGCCAATAACCATAATAACGCTATAGTCGTTACGAGCCCCAAGTGTCGAAGCAGGGTCAACACCAATGTAGATATTGACAAATTCACGACTCTTATCGTCAAATTGAATATACCAGCTTTGAGCTTCTTCATCAAATCTACAATGTCCTTTATATAACCCATCAGTGATATCTCCTTCAGTAAAAATTTGGTCTTCAGGTGATTTAGCCTGATTCATATATTCTTGATAAAATTTACTTGGAGTACCAGAATCTATATAAAATTGCTTACGTTCTTCAATCTTCTTTACTGGCCAGCGACTCGGCCAGAGCGGTGTTCCATCATCAAGTAATGCTTTATATGTAACTATCTTCCAAGAGAAATCTTCGCCATTTTGCTTGGCTTCGTTGCTATCACGGACAAGGTTGTTCAAGAATGAGTCATAATGGACAATCGTACCATTACACCATAAAAATCCATTCTTATCAAAATCAATCGCTGGATAAACCGCAGCAGTCACCCAATTCTTAATTTGTTGCCTTGCTTCGGGAGTTTTAGTATTTAACTCTGATTCGAAGTCATCAAGTATCATTCCCGTATATCGTGTTGAATTTTGTTTTTTACCACGCAATCTTTGCGATGTACCCTTACCAATCATCCTACAGCCATTAGAAAGTGTAAATTCATTCTTTGTCCACTTATCACCTTGAAGGTCGCCAAAGTAATAATGGATGGCAGGGTTCGAATACACATGATTCATAATCCAGCCAATATTATCAACGGCTTGGTCTTGAGCCTCTCCAATCCACGCAATGAACTCAGGTTCTTCTTTTGTTGCGAATAATAGTCGATGCATGACCGCAGTGGCAGCAAGCGTAGACTTTGCGTGGTCTCGTGGTAATACTAATCCAAGTTGTTGTTCTTTCTTATCAATAAGGAGCTTCCCTACTTCGTTATGAAAATCTGGCGTTGCTGAAGCAAGGAAGTCTTGAGGGGAGAACATTTTACCAAAAACGATGAGGTCATTATACGCCAGATGGAGGATTTCCTCATTCTTTGATACGTCTCCGTGTAGGTTTAAGTTAGCCATTTATTATTTTGGTTTTCGGTAACCTCTTGGGAGTTTTAGCATCTCTGGAAGTTCTTGTATTTGAAAACTTTTTTGTACACTCCCAACTCCTCCAGGATTAGGATTATGACCACTCAGATATTTCTCCAACATAACTCCTTCACCTGGGTATACTTTATCTCCGAGTACACCACCCGCAAAGTTCCTAAAAAATGAATCTAATTCTTTGTCAGTAAATTCTTCCTCCCCTTCATATATATAGTCATCATCATCATAACCATGTATTCTTTCATAGTTCCTCTTTTCCCAACGCTCTCCTTCTTCTTGGTACATACCTTTATAGTCAGAGAAAATGCTTTCATCTTCAGGCATTCCAACATGCTTCATCCACTCACCTAGATTCATAGCTTCATATTTCGCCTTATCTTCTTCAGATACCTGTCTTTTTCTTTCTTTTTCATACTTAAGAAAATCGTCTAGTGTTTTCCCGACTTTACCACCTTTCTTATATTTAGGCATAGGTGTTTTATGCAATTTATATAAATCTTTAATCTCTTTTGTAGATGTAGTATCATCAGGGGATTGTCTTATTGAATTTGAAAGTAATTGCATAATTTGGTCTTTTGTGCTATATGGCTCGTTATCGTCAAGTCCATATGTACTTGGCATCGAGAAATTACGCTTATAGAAGCGATTATCGCCTCCTTTGGTTTGTGCATTGAAAATAGCAGTCCCTTGATTAAACATGTAATCTTCAAGTAACCCATACATATCAATAGTTTCAGAGTTTACCTGATTCTTAATATTCTTTGGGTTTAAATTATTTCTTGATATCTTACTATCAATTGCTCTATGTGCTCCTTTAGTCATTGTATTTCTCCTCAATTATATGTTCGTGCATTGTACCGCAATATTTTGGGCAAGGATTATAATTATCATCAATATCATCAAAGATGAATCCGAATATAATTGCAAATATTATGATTATTAAATCCTCGTTCCCATTCAGTTAGTCCTTTATGACTTGTAATGTTCCATGCTATGTATGAATGACTTGATATGTCCCTCACGGTGCGAATCGTCCCCTGCCCAGTGATAATCAGCCCACCAGTCAGGTAAATTGTCTATACTTAATCCTTTAAAGCTTGCCTTGGGATGATATCTCACATTGCCCAAAAACATCATTTTTTGTGCATGTTCAGTTAATTCAGAGGCATCTACCCCATTATCACCTATATTCGCCCAACTTGGCAACTCTACTTCATTTTTCTCAAGCCACCTTGAAAGCCTACGCATTGCAGTTTCACCACCTTGTTGCTTACCGACCTCAAATTGGAATAATCCTCTACCTGGTCCTCCGCCTATTTGTTTACAATCTACCACACTTCTTGATTCGTGCCATGCGATTCTATTCATAACTCCTTCTAAGAAGTCTTCAGACCGACCATAGCGTTCACCAATATGCTTTAATACATAATCATATAAATCACTCATCTAATTTAAGCCTCTCCCATTTCATCCATACCATTAATTCCAGTTAATTTGTCCTCATTATCAAAGATTCCATCACAATGGGGGCACATCCAACCACAACAATAGTCATCTTCGTCCAATACCCCAATTCTTTGACTATAGTCTTCATCTAAGTACAATGATTCCTTGCACATTGGACATAAATCAAGTTCACTCTTCGGAGTCTTCTCTTGTTGCGTGTACGAGGGGAGTACTTTTCCCATTTTTCACTTCCTCCAATTGTTCAGGTGTAAATCCAGCGAAAACAGTTAATTGCTCTGTCTTTGTGTCGTTTGTTTCAAACATTCCAGCAATCTTTGTGAGTGATTCGAGTGAACGAAGCTTATCAGAGTCCCGTTCAGCCAAATCAGCAATGGTTTTATAACGACCAATAATCCATTCGGCTGTTACTCCCTCCTCGTTCAAACATTTTTGTATCTCATCCTTAATCATCTTCTTTACATGCTCCACTTTTAGAAGTTTATTGACTTGGTGTTGTATCCCAAGTTCACTTTTGGCTTTTGGATACGCTTTCTTGTAGGCATCTATTACGTCAACGCCCTGCGCAACGTATTGTGCAAAAAGAAATTGCCCTTTTGTGGGCTTATCAGAGAATCCATCAACTTTCTTCCCCGAAAATGAGTAAATATTTTCAGCGATTCCATCTTCGCCTTTCATCAGATACTTATTGTTTATGTCAAATGTTCCACACACTGTTCGTACACAGTCTTTTTTGCCGATTTTTATTTTTCGGAGGATTTGACATATATAATCATCATCAGTTTTAACCCATTCGCCTTCAGCTCCATCCCTCCAATAATGTCTAAGGGGCATTTGGTTATCTAATGCCCTAAACTCTTCTTCATTATCGAACAAATAATGCTTTATGCTTTTTATTTCCAAAAAATCCATGCGATAATATATAACCTTTAAATTATATTCTCCAAATTTATCTCTCTCTTATATATATATATATATATCTATAGATAACTAATATCTATAGAAGACTAAGTATCTATAGAAGTCAAAAGAAAACAAAGATAATCTTAATAAAAGAAAAGTTAAAAAAAATTATTTACTGATTCTAAATTTACAAATCCAAAAAATTTGAGGATATTCTACGATTTTAGTTGTAAAATACAAAAATATATATTAGAATGTGTGTGAGGGTTTTATTAATGACCCCCACCCCGTTGAAGTTCCCTCGTAGGGGTGCAATTAGGTTGAATACATATATGCATTTATATTAAATTATAGTTTTATTTTAAAAGGTAATACATAAATAAAAAAAGCCCCCTAATAACGGAGGCTTTCTCATAGATAGTATATATTATAGGCTTATTATATACGCCCCTCAATTACTTCTCTTGCATCCGTAATGATACCATCTAAATCACTCTCTAGAGATACGAGTCTTTCCAAAGCATCATCTAACGCATTACATTTACGACTTGTAACTACTTGTATATAATCCTCGATAGCTTTAATTATTGCGTCCATACTATTATTTACTCCCATTTATTATTAATGTGGCATTATTGCCGACGGATTAATATATAATACTTTATATCATTTATACTAATTATATCTTTTATTATAGATAATACTTGTATAATTGATTTAAGTGTAATAATATTGTACACCTTACAAGATGAGAAGATATGGATGTAGGGCGTTCTTTGACATAGCGAAATAAAAAAGACGTAGTAAAAACACTACGCATTTAATAATAATAATAAAAAGGATAATAATACCATGAATGAAGCACTATTAAAAAAGATGGGTGTAAGCAAAGACCAAGTAAAAAAGGTTACACCAACGGCTACAAAGAGTAAGACAATAGCCGACTTACCAAGTGTTAAAAAAGCCCGTTCTACTATGAATACGGAGTTTAAAAAGTGTGCAAAGTTTATATCAGCACAATATTTAAAACCTATTCCAGAAAGGGATAATAATAATAAGATAGTTAAAAAAGATGGGAAGTCCGTAATTAAAGAATATGAGCCAACAAGTTTAAAAGGTGAATATATTTTAACGGATAACAAAGACGGAACACAAACCGCAACAAAGTTGCACGTGTTCAAAGAGGAGTTTATTGTTTGTGGTGAAACTATAAGCATCACGGAAGTATCTTCTTAGCTTTGATTGGAACACCTAAAAAAAGAGCCTTCGACAATTGATTTTGTTGGAGGCTTTTTTGTTGTTATTAATATCTTTATTTCGCTGATTAAATTTATAAAGGAAAAGGAAAGGTTATGCAATTACTAACAGATGACCTAAAGGAAAAGTATGACTTGGAAAAGGAAACGCTTCCTGATGGTAGGATAAAGATAATGCTTTCACCAAAGCATATTAAATGTCATGGCTGTTCAGCTAAGGTAGAGTTTGCTGGTGCGAACTTGCTTGTATGGACAGATAAAGACAACTATAAAAGAGAGGCACGATTCTGTAGGTCGTGCAAATTTGAACTGAAAGAAATGGGTTATTTTAAATAATAAGGAGGAACAGTAAATGCAAGTACTTGAAATAAATAATGGACTGTGTGTGGTCTGTAATGATAAAAGGTATATGCCTTATGCATCCACCTGTAAAAAGTGTTATGATACTACCAAGAATCCTGTAATAACTGTATTAACAGATATTGCAAGTAAAAAAGCTAATGACGATTTGAAATTAGGAAAGGAACAGTAAATGGCAAAAGAATATGAAATGAAAAGCAACTGCCCAAAGGTATTAATGCTAAGAAGCGTAGAGGTGGCTATTGATGAAGAAGGCTGGTTTTATGAACTGGAAAGGCAAGGCAATGGTTACAGGGCATTATTGCATCACGAACCAATGAATAATATAGAAGATACTGTTGTTGAATGGTTTGATGAACTTGATAACTATGACCTGATGAGATTAACAATGTGGGTGTATATGTATGAAATAAGTACACCATACAATTTTAGATAACAAGGAGAAACAGTAAGATGGAAATAACTAATAAAAGGGTTTTAAGAAAACCCAATTGGACTGCAAAAGAAGGTGAGATGCCTGATAGAGCAAAGGTAAGAGCCTGTACAGATATGGCAAAGTGGATGAATATACTTGTTGAACAGTGTGAAGATGAAGGAAGGCTGTTTGTTGGACTAACATCTTGCCATACATCTACAGACTATACTGAAGGTGATATATCGATGCAAATACAAATAGAAGATGTGCCTGTATTAATAGATGCAATGCAACAGGCATATAAAGACCAAGTAATCAAACAACACCAAAGAAAATGGAGCAATAATAATGAGTAATAATAAAACAGAAATACCAAAACAGAAAACAACAAGACTGTTTGCACCTTTCATGAACATAGAGCATCAGCAGGCTGTATTGGATGATGTATTAAAGGTAATACCACCACATCACCAACATAGACTGTTCTTGTTTTTAGGAATGATGGATTCAACAATAGCAGAGGGGTACTCAGATGACAACTAAAGATTTAGTAGCATTTATAGAAGAACTTCATCAGGACTGTGTTGATTTACTGATAGAGGCTAAAGAAGAATTGGGAGAACCAACAGATAATGATGCTTATGTTTCATCAATACATGCTTATATCGAAGGGCAGTCATCAGGCATTCGTAAAGTTTTAGAATATATAAAGGAGAATAATAATGACAACAGTTGAACTAAAAAAACCAGTAGAGATTGATGAGGACTGTCAATTTATGGCTGACCTTACAACACTACCTGATGATATCAGAAACTATAACATGGGCATATGGAATTTAATTTGCTCAATTAGGGACTTGAAGCTGTTCTGTAAGGGCATCAAGCCCAATAGACACTGGAAGTTTGCACCTGTAAAGAAATACTTTGGTATGACAGGCAATAAAGAAACAATGTTAGCCAAATTGGAACTGTTAAAAGAAACACTTGATGGAGGAGACAATGACTAAACTTGAACTATTAGAAGATACTGTAAAGTATTACTCAGAAGATACAAGTAGACGAGCAGTAGTAAAGCTAAAAAGTGGTGCTACTGAATGTATGTATACCACAGATGATGGACAACATTGTGCTGTTGGAAGGTGGCTGCAACCAAGCTATCAAAATACTGGTTGGACTGATAACGATAAATGCTCTGCTGATGACTTGCTAAATGGTTGCAATGTTAACGACTATAGATATGAAGCAGATGACCTGTTTGTGGAAGGAGTGCGACACATTCCAGCGTGGTTTTGGATGGACTTACAGCAACTACACGACAATAATGTCTTTTGGGATAAAGACGGACTAACAGAAGCAGGTGTTGAGAAGGTTGATGAACTTAGAGAAGACATAACAGGAGAATAACAGATGAAAATAAGAATAACTAAAAAACAAGCTGATTATTTATTGATGGCTATTGAATACTATTCAAATGATATACATCCACCAGACAAAGAAGAAGCTGAAATAATTTCATCATTAATAAATATCAATAATGACTATAATCACTTAGAAGGAGAACCCAACAGATGAAAGAGACAGTAACAGTATATCGCTTTTTACATATATTTAAAGGCAGTAATACTTATCAAAATCATTTCAGCCACGACGGACTAATTGCTCTGTTTGAATACTTTGAGGAACTTGAAGATGACTGTGGTGAGGAGTTTGAGTTTGATATGATAGGAATCTGTGGTGAATATACAGAATATGACAGCCTTGAGGACTTCAATGCTGATTATAGTAGTGATAATAAAGTATATACGCTTGATGACATCAGAGAAGAAACTATGGTCATTGAGATACCTTGTACAGAACGATTCATTATAGGAGTGTTTTAATGATGTTTTACTGTTATAAAATTACAAATACTGTTAATGATAAAGTTTATATTGGTATAACAAATAATCCTGATAGGCGATGGGCAGACCACACTAAATATAAATGTAAGCATGCAGGTTCTGATAGACCATTATATAGGGCAATCAATAAATATTCTTCTGATAACTTTAAGATGGATATATTGACAGAAAAAAATACTTGGGATGAAGTCTGTAAGGATGAAGTGCATTATATAAAAGAATATGACTCATTCCATACTTCCAGAAAAGGGTATAATCTTACTCTTGGAGGTCAAGGATGCAGAGGCTTAAAGATGTCAAAGAGTACAAAAAAGAAACTGAGCAAAATTAATAAAACCTTAAGACAGGATAAGTATTTGCACGAATATTATAGAAAGAACCCTGAAATGAGAAGTATACAACAGAAAAAAGTTATGGCAGACCCTAAAATAAGAAAGAACTTAAGTGATGCTGCTACAAAACAAATGTCTAACCCTGAAAATAGAGAGCTAAGTAGACAGGGAGCATTAAAACAATGGCAAAATCCTGAATATGTAAAATCACGAACAGGAAGCAATCATCCAATGGCAAGAGCTGTGATGTTCTATGGTAAAAAATATGGCTCTATTACAGAAGTAGCTCGTGAATATGGCAAATCAACAGGGTTTCCAGTATGCCGTATGAAGAAATATCCAACTGAATGTTACTATTTATAAATAAAAAAGGAGAATAATGAATGATAAATGGATGAGTGCAGAAGCCTTTACAGATAGAGTAGAAGAAATCTATGATAAGCTTTCAGAGAGATGGGAGAATGTACATCCCTGTGATGTAAATCATGGGTTCTTTTACTGTTGCGACCATGGAGATAGACACATGAGGATTCGTGTATGTGATGGCTGTGGTGATGACCTGTATCCAATAGGACTTACACCAAAAGGATTCAATTGTTATGAATGTGATTTTAAATACAAAGAGACAGGAGAAATAATATGACAACAATAATAATAAGAATAACAGTTTATATGCTGTTGGCGATATTCAGCTTAATATCATTATATATGCTGATGGAACTTGTGGATTGGTGGTTGAGCAGATGAGCAAATTTGACCCACAGGATATAAAGATAAATGAGCTTGAAAGAGCTTTGAACTTAGAGATGATAAAAAACTGTATAATGCAGAGTGCATTGCAGCACATTGCATCTGACACAGAAGAACACAGACAGGCTGTTGCACAAGAAACACTTGAAGCAATAGCTGTTGCTAAATAACAATAACAAAAGGAGTAATACAAATGGAACATAGTAGCAATATAGTAAGAGAAGTAGCAAACCTGTTTGAAAGAGCAGAGAATCAGGCAAATACAATAGATTCCCAAAAAGATAGACTTATTGAACTTCAAAAACAGCTTGAAACTAAGTATAGCACAGAGACACATATACTTATTAAAAGAGAAACACTTCAAGACTTAAGTATGGACTTTGATGAACTTGCTGATGGGTTTCAACAGCTTGAGAATAACCTTGAGGATATAGGAAACTATGCTAATGATATAGTTAGTGATTCAGAGTATAATGATGCAGGAACTTTGAGAGACACTGCAAGAGACTGTATATCTAAAATTGAAGATATACTTGACCCTATGCCTGAAGAAGAAACAGAGGAGACAGAATAATGGGAATGGATGTACATGGATTGAATCCAATAATACGCAAAAAGCCTACAAGTGAAATACTTGAACAGGATTGGACTAAGCTATCAGAAGATGACTTAGGAAAATACTTTGAGGCTAAACAGCAACATGAAGAAGATAACCCAGGAATATACTTCAGAAACAATGTATGGTGGTGGAGACCTCTGTGGGATTATGTGTGGACACTCTGTGGAGAATGTGATGAAGACGATAGATTTGCTTTAGCTGCAGATAGAGTCATCACACAAGAACAGTACGAAGAAGGGCATATGAATAGTGGTGCTCAGATAGGCGTGCATCAGGCAGAGCTCATTGCTCTTCGACTGAATCATGCAATCAAGATGGGTTGGGTTGATGACTACAAGAAGCAATATGAGACAGACACAAAGGATGCTGAGTTTCAATATCCATTTGATGTCGAGAATGTCCAAGCCTTTGCTGACTTTTGCCATGACTCAGGAGGCTTTGAAATATGTTAATGATACTCATACAGGCTTTCTTGGGTATAGTTATATTGATGTCATTTATAGACATAATATACAGAGCATGGAAGGGTAAATAACATGGCATACATGGTGAAGTACCAAATAGACACAAACACATATCAGATTAAACATGCAAACGCCTGTGAGCATTGCAAACATAAGACGGGCAACAGTTTAGCTGTTATGAAAGTAGTGTTAAATGACGATGGTGATACAGAGTATTCTCTTAAGTTTAAAGAGATGGTATCACTATCACAACTAAAAACTCTCGTTACATATCTTGATACATATGTAGCAGAGGTAATCGAAATAAGATAACAATAAAAAAAGGAGTTCAGAATGAACACAATAGTAAAAACCAACAATAAAGTTAATACTTCTCGATATGAAGGAGAATCAACAGAACAATCAAAAAGAGTTCGTAGTGGATGCACTAAGGACTATAGTAGGTTCATAATACCAAAACATCAGAGAAAACATAATAATACAAATATGAAGTCAATCATAGCAAGTATACAGAAACATGGAGTTATATCATCCATTGCTACAAGACCTTCAACAGAGTATCCAGATAAACTTGAAGTATGGGATGGGCAACACACCTTGTCAGCCTGTAAGATACTAGGAGTTCCTGTAAATTATGACGTGTGGATTGGAATAACCAACAGAGCCATTATTGCAATCAATGGTGATACTGGTAAGGGTTGGGGACTTCTTGATTATCTGAAGTATGGGGTAGATGATAACCTTGAAGATTACAAATTCATTGACAAAATATACAGAAAATATAATATGGAAATCAAACTAACAGGACTTCTTGTTTTGTTTGGTGGTGCATACAGCAACAATTCATTCAAAAAGCTTAAGTGGAAAGCATTATCTAAAGAACATGGCTTTGAGGTTCTTTCTTATGCTAAAGACCTTGCTAAACTGTACAATGTTGAGCATTGGTATCACGTAAGATTCTTATGGGGATATTCTGATTGCGTAAAAACAGGGAAATATGACCATAAACGAATGTTGGCTCAAATGGAAAAATGTTCAGGATATCTTACTAAACAAGGAGACCCTGGAGAATATGCCAAAAATATTGAGATGGTATATAACTATAATGTCAATAGCAAAAACAAAGTACAATTCGTACAATAATAAAACAACAGAAATGGGGGGAGCAATCCCCCTGTTTCAACCAAGGAGACAAAATGAATCAATTAGCATGGAGTGTAATGTCTGGGAAAATGGAAGGAATCCCAGCTTTAAATACTGACACAACAACAAATAAGTTCTGTATAGCAAAATCCAAAGACAAAGACTCAATCTGTAGTGAGTGCTATTCATGGAATATGCTAAAAACATTCAGAAAAAATGCTGTTCCAAGATTTAAAATGAACAGTGATATACTCTCCAGCCGAGTGCTGGACATGAATGAATTGGTGCGTCCCAAAGGTAATAACGTAAGATTCAACGCACATGGTGAACTAATCAATACAAATCACGTCCAAAACCTAGTGAATTACGCACTTTTTTACCCAAAGGTAAGCTTTACCCTATGGACAAAGAAAAAGGGGCTTATTCAATCGTTTTTCAATAAGCATAAAAAACCTGATAACTTGATACTGATTTACAGCAATGAGATAGTTGGTACTGTTTATAAGTCTGTACCACAGTATTTTGATAAGGTTTTCAACGTAGTCTCACAAGAAAATAGCGGGGAATTTAAAGTAAATTGTGATGCAAAATGCATTGATTGTATGATGTGTTATAATGTCAATGACACTACAAAACAAATCATTGAGAAAATAAAATAAATACTATAAAAATATATTGCGTATGAAATATAATGTATGTAATTTAACTAATCATATACGGAGAATATAATGATAAAAGAAAAGAAGACGACCAAAACATTTTTGGTAAGGGAAATCCCTGCTGAGCAGTGGGAACAGTTTAAAATAAAGTCAATACAAAAAGGCACTACCTGTAACAAGGCTTTTTTAACCCTGATTGATAAGTACTGTAAGGTATGAAAAATGATGTAAATCCATTCAATATTGATAAGCTTTATTCTGATTTTATTGATAGGAAAAATGAAGAAAACTATGAGGAAAGGTATACCAATAATGAAGGTTGGTATAAAGCTTCATCAGCAGGTTTCTGTTCAAGAAAGCTTTACTATGAATCTGTGTTGAAACTTGAACCTACAAACAAGCCAAGTGATGAGTCCTTAATGAAAATGAGGCTTGGTACAGTGTTTCATGATGAGCTTCAAGGTGCTTTGAAAGATACTGATGACCTATCTATATATTATAGAAGTATATATAATATAGAAGATACTATATCTATAGATAACAAAGAAAAAGAAAAGTATATTTCAGAAAAAGAAAGTTGGAAAGTTCACGTTGAAGGAAATATTGAGTTATCAGACTTAAATGTTAGAGGTCATTATGATGTGGTCTTTGAAGGTGATAAGGTGTTCCTGTACGATATCAAGACTATAGGGGCATATCCTTGGAAACTTCGATTTGGAAGAGATAGAAAACCACAACATCGTGCCTACCCTCTACAGCTTGGAACTTATGCACTTGGCATCGAGGAAGAGTTTGGTAGGATTGATGGGATGTATCTGTACTTTTACAACAAGGATACGTCTAAGACCAAAACTACAGAAGTGCCTATGATTGAGAAATCAAAAGCCTATATGTATTGGGAGGCTGTTAACGAGGAACACGCAAAGGGATTGCCTAAAATGGAACTTGGTCAATCACCTGAAAAAGCTTGGGCATGTGGGTACTGCCCATTTAGAGATGAGTGTAAGCCTGATGCTTACATTGAACACATGAAAAAAAGAGGGGCATGGTATTAACATGGCTAATACGAAAAAAGAACACTACTTTGAGGTTTTGCGTAAGCATAACGTATCAAAGCATATGGAACAAAAAGGGCAGTTCAATTATCTTAGTTGGGCATATGCCGTAGAAGAGTTAAGGAAACTAAAACCTGATGCAACATGGAGAGTTGTAAAAGATGAGAATGGATATCCATACACATCAACTCCAGCAGGGCATTTTGTGGAGGTAGAGGTTACAGTTGATGATATATCACTATCACAAATACACCCCGTCCTTGACCATAGGAATCAAACAATAGAGCAACCAAATGCTTTTCAAATAAATACATCAATTCAAAGATGTTTAGCAAAAGCAATTGCATTGCATGGGTTGGGTCTGTATATATTTCGAGGTGAGGATTTACCCGAAGTTGACCCATTGAATGATAAACAACTTGAAGAGATAGATTCTCTATTAAGACAAATTGAGGATGATGCATTTACAGAGCTTGTAAATAGTAGGATAGATTCAAACTCAATAAATCAAGGTAATTTTAGCACGGCTGTTGCTAAATTAGAAAGTAAACTAAATAGCATAAAGGAAGTAACAAATGAGTAACGTAGAAGACGTATTCAGTGATGATGATTTTTTCGCTGAAACAACAACAAAAAAAGAAACCGCAACTAAAACTCCAAAGCCTAAATGGATTCCATTTGCTGATGGTGAGTATTTTGGGCATATCTCAAAGGTAACTACTCGTGAGGTTGATACGCATAAGAAAACGCATAGAGCGATGGTGTATAACTTTGAAGTAAGGGTTGCTGATGAGAACTCAGTAAACAACTACACTTATCCATGGGGAAATACAACCTATGATACAGGTGGAGAAGAGTATGTTGGAAAGACAATCCGTGCAAGAGGAGTATTCAGATACCTTGCCCCTAAAGATGGTGATACATTCAAAGCTAATCCTGAAGGGAATAAGTCATTTACATATTTCTGTGATGCACTTCAAATAGAACTACCTTCTAAGCCTAAAACAATCGATGGCGTAGAGGTTGTTGTGAAGTCACTCCCAACCCTTACGGATGCTGATTTGCTTGGGAAACCTGTTATCGCAGTTGTTGGTGAAGGCAATAAATACACCAATAAGAATGGTAAAGAGGTTACCCCAAAGGAAGTTAAGTTTGTGAAAGCTTGGAGAGATGGTGAAGTAAAGGAGATAGAGGCTGATGCTGATATTCCGTTTTAAGAAGTGGATAGCAGAGTATCTTATTAATAAAGGGTATGATGCTAAGGAAGTCATGAAGTATAGCAGGTTGAGTAAATCAACTGTATATCGAATGAGAAAGAAGAAGTAGATATAATTGCCCAAAAGAGCCACAGGCATTCAGTGTTCAAGTGATTGGATGCTGACCACATAAGATAACTAGAGCAGGAGTGCTCCGTGATGTTGTCGCACATTAACATTGCAAGGCTGTAAGTTGCTTGTAAAAAACTACAACAAGCCCTGTGGCTATGGGTATAATTTAAAATTAAAGAGAGTGGAGAGTTCTAACCGTGAGGCGAACCAAGGGCTGTTTGTTATCCTTATGACATGTTTGAGTCCTATTTGACACTCTCTTACCATTACAGGAGAAGAATTGAAAAAAGAAAGAGAAGATAAGTGGGATTTAATGAGCATGTTTACACCTATTGAGGTTTGGCTTCTCATTATAGCAACTATTGTAACGATGAGTGTTCTTTATTCTGTGTTAAGCTTATTTTAAAATGACACAGAATGGTAAAGGAGACAAGCAAAGAGTAAAATGGTCTAAAGAGTTTGAAGAGAGGTTTAATGCTATCTTTAAGAAAGGTAAGCATGATAAACAAGGCAAGAAAAAAGACTTAGATAAATGATATAGAATATTTAAATTATGGGACGATTATGATAACGAATCAGGAATCAAGGTATTGGATACTTGGATACCCAAGGGACACTAAGTATGAAAAGGAAAGAAAAAGACAGAGGGATGAGCGTAAAAAGGAGTATAATACACTTTATAAATGCACAAAGTGTGAAAGGGTTTGGGAGCAGTTCTATTCCTATAAAGGGAAAAAGATAATAACCTATAACCATATGCCATCTTACGGATTAAACAGACAAGATTGTCAACAATGTGAAGGAGAAAGTAATGGGTAGAGCCATAGACATGGAAAATAATATACAAAAAATCAATCAAAGGATTGAAAGAATTGAACCAGCACTTGAGAAGGTGATTAACTGGATTGCAGAACAGGAGAATAAGGTTGATAATAAGAAGCAACGTAAAAGTGAGACAGTTAAAAAGTCAACCAAAGCAACAAAGGCAGTGTCAGATGTGCAAGAAGGTGACGACAACTAAACCATATGAATTGACCCTCGTTTCCTTTACAGGGCTTGATGATACTGTAATGGAGGTCTGTAGGAAGTGTGCCTACAAAGAGTCATATGGAACAAAAGGAATGTCAAAGGCTATGAAGGAGAGTAAGATTGAAAAAGAAACCGACTAAAAAAGATATAGAAGTAGTAGTGTCAAGTCTTATTAATCATCTACAGATAATAGAGCAGAAGGTAGATGCACTTGATAATATATTTGGTACATACATTAAATACAAGAAAGACGAAAAGGGCTTTCAGAAGTATATTAAGAAACAGATTGATTTAGAGTCTGATGGTAGAGATAAGTAAGGAGTTAGGCTATGTGTATTTCACCTCAACAGGTGATATATATGCAAAACGGAGTGAGGCTGAGATGCGTCAAGCAGAGATTAACTATACTAAAGAATCAAGAGAAATGATAGAAAGGAGGCTTCTTGTGGATGCAGAGAAAATACTGGAAATACTGAATGAACGAGGATGGGGTGTTTATTATAAAACAAACCCAATTCATGTTCTTGGTGTACAAGGAGGTGAGCCACCTATCTTCTCCGTCAATGTTGTGAGCGATGATATATTTTTGAATGTGCTTACAGGCAACGACAAAGGAGATGATAAATGGCATTCAGAGACAGATTCAACTCAGTAGAGGAGTTTGATGATTGGTTATTGGCGTTCTATGAAGAAAGAATAATTACATTCATGGACGGCATTGGAGAGTTTACAGAACACGGAACGATGATATCCCCGACCCTAATAAAAACTACAATGGATAGATACATCAAATTATTGGAAGATAAATATGTTATTGATAGGAAACTGTCTTGATAAATTAAAAGAATTAGAGGAGGGGTCAGTACAGTCTTGCGTAACCTCGCCCCCTTATTGGGGTCTAAGAGACTATGATAATACTGACCAATTAGGACAAGAAGACCACCCTGAAGATTTTGTTGTAAAGTTAACAGAAATCTTTATGGAGGTGCATCGTGTACTCAGAGATGATGGGACGTTATGGCTCAATATTGGAGATACATATTTTGGTGCAAAGGGTGGTCATTTTGATGGGGTAAATTCAATCACAAATGATGGTTCGGGTAGTAAGTATAGGGAGAGTAGAAAAGCTCCGCCTAAGCACCCATATTTGAAGACTAAAGACCTATCGGGAGTTCCTTGGAAACTTGCATTATCTCTTCAACGAAAAGGTTGGTATATACGGCAAGATATTATATGGCAAAAGCCTAATCCTATGCCCGAAGCAGTGAATGACAGATGTGCTAAATCTCATGAGCATATCTTCTTGCTCACAAAGAAACCAAAATACTATTTTGATGCTGAGGCAATAGCTGAACCTACAAGGCGAAGAACTGATGTATGGTCAATCAATACATCTTCTTGCAAAGAGGCTCATTTTGCAGTATTCCCAACAAAGATTCCTGAGATGTGTATCAAGGCAGGTACAAAAGAAGGTGATGTGGTACTTGACCCTTTCATGGGGAGTGGAACAACTGCCTACGTAGCTCAAAGATTAGGACGTAAATGGATTGGTGTGGAACTAAACCCTGAGTATGCACAAATAATTAAAAATAGGGTAGCACAGAGAGAGTTATTTTAATGGATATAGCGAATGGACATAATAAAATGAAACAAGAGGAGATGGATGATATTGTGAATCATCCAAAGCACTATACTACAGGAGCAATTGAATGTATTGATTACATCAATGCCTGTGAGTTTGATTATCTTGAAGGCAACATCGTGAAGTATGTCACAAGGTATAAACATAAAAACGGAGTCGTGGACTTACGTAAGGCAGAGTTTTACTTACGTATGCTAATTGAAAGGGAGTTAAATGGAATCGGAGATGAGACTTGAGAACATTGTTCTTGGTCAAGCAGTAAATAACCCAGAAGATTTTGATGAACTTGCACAATACGTCCCCAATGGGGATGTTTTTGTTCAGGGTAGAGCAAGACGTTTATGGGAAAAGGTTGGTGGTATGCTTAGAGAGGATAAGCCTATAAGTCTTATCACAGTAACATCAGCATTAACATCATATGATAACGAGAAAGGTGTAACATCATCATATGTAGTGGATACAACCACAGCAGCAGCTTGTTCTACAGGAATAAAAGATATGACTCATGCAAAGCTAATGTATGAGAAGTATATGTTAAGAAGAGTTTTAGGAGAGGCTCAAAAAATTGAATCTCTTGCAAGAAATAATTCAGGAAAGGTTTATGATGCAATTGAAGATGCACATAGACACCTTGGACAAATATTAGAATTAAAGCCTGATGAGAATTTTTCTATTGATAAAGAACTACTTTCTGCCATAAGTTCTATCACTGACAAAGAGTCACTTTTGATTAAGACAGGCTACGATGGTTTAGATGCCTTCGCAGGTGGATTAACAAAAGGAGAAATTACAATTATTGGGGGTCGCCCAGGTCATGGTAAGACCACCTTTATGATTAACTTGCTATCACGAATGATTCACTCTGGACTCCGTATAGCCTTCTTTAGTAGGGAATTACCAAATAGCGAACTACTGAAGAAACTCCTCACCCTTGAATCAGGTAAGTTATCATATGGGATGGTTCGAAAAGGCATTTTTGAACAAAGCGACCTTCAAGAACTTGAGTACATAAAGGATAAAATGACGGATTGGTATGCAAAGGAAAAGTTCGTCATGTTCGACCACATAAGAGACTTCTCAAATACGGCAAGTGAGATACGGAAGTTTAAACCTGATGTGGTTTTCGATGACTACCTCCAACTTATACAGCCTCATGGTAAATTTGACCAAAGAAGATTGCAATTAGAACAACTTGTAAATGATTACAAGTGGGTGGCAAAAGAAAATAAATGTGCTGTTGTACTTGCATCTCAACTTAATAGGGCAATAGAAACAAGGAATGACCCTATACCACAGTTATCAGATTTGGCGGAGAGTGGAGCAATTGAACAAGTGGCAGAGAATGTATTCTTTGTCTTTTACCCTCACAAGGTAAAGCCTGATAAGGCACAAGATAATATAATTGAAATACGTGCAGCTAAGGTTCGCTATGGAGAAACAGGACAATGTGAGCTTGGATTCGATGGTGACAGAGCAAAGATGTACGGAACATTAGAGGAGCTAGTAGATGCGAAAAGAGAAAAAAGGAGAAGTTCGAAAGCAAGGGCAGTCCAAAAAGAAGAAGATGACCTCAATCTCCCCTTCTAGGATAATTGGAATAGACCCAGGGAAAAATGGTGGACTTGTTGTAATATCAGACAAAGAGATAAGGGCATATAAATGTCCAGAGACTCCTGATGCAATGGCTACATTATTTGGAGTTGCTTTGAACGGAGATGCACCAATTGATACTTATTGTGTCATTGAGAAAGTCTGGGCAAGACCTGGGAATGCATCAAGAGCAGCTTTTACTTATGGGGTTAACTTTGGATTATGGTTGGGTATAGCAGCATCATATGAAGTTGATGTGAATTATGTTCTTCCACAGAAATGGATGGCTCACTTTGAGTGCCCAAAAGGGATGCAAGTTACACAGAGAAAGAATTGGTTAAAGGATAAGGCGAAGGAGTATTATCCTCAACTTAAAAAGGTTACATTGGCTACGGCTGATGCAATATTAATTGCGAGATATGGACAAGATGTTACAACAAATAGTTAAACACTTTGGTGTTTGCGAAATAGAAGAAAGAGGTAATTGGGTGGCTTTAAATACGGATTATATAAATAATAAATGGGATATTAAGCTTCAAGGAAAAACTAAATTTTCTTACGACCTTTCTGATGGGAAGGATGGTGAAAAATGGGTAGATAGGCTTCTTGACGACTCTACTGTTGAAGTTAAAAGAGAGATGTACGACCCTGATGGAGAAGAGCCATGGAAGAAATGGTATAAAACAGGAAACATAGCAATAGAAGTACAAAGAAAAGAAGGACTTGATACAGTTAAGTCAGGTCTATCCATTACAGAAGCTACAACTTGGGTACACTTATTGTCATTTAAAGACGAAATAAGGACTGGTTTTATCTTTGAGGTATCAAAGCTTAAGATGTTAGTTAAAAGGCTTTTAAAGGAGCATCCTCATAGCAATGAGACAAAATATTGTGAGTCTTGTGGAGTTGGCTGTAAAGGTGTAAGGATTATATGGGGTGGTGACGGTGGAAGAACAAAAAATGTTCTTGTTCCAATACATTTACTGTATAGATATTAATCCTTCTCAGATGATGCTCATACCAATTGATAAATTATTTAGAGATTAAATTTAGCTTCCTTCGCAAGTTCTTTCATGTTCATCTTGCGTAAATAATAACCGAATGATTTATTGATACTCTTCATTTTATCTTTATACTCGTTCTCTAATTCATTCATTCTCTTTACAATCTGGCGTTTATCTTGAGGGTCATTCCTTACAATCCAATCAATAAAATCAGCTCTTGTTAGCTTAGTTTCAATTGCTTGACCTTTGCGGATAGATGCTGGATTAGGGTTTAAGTTTGTCATCATCCCCTTGAGTTTAGCGTCAGCAGCTTTAAAAGCTCTATCAGGATTACCCTTAATGTGATATATCATATCTTTATTCTTGCCTTCAGCAAATCCTTTTTTCATATAATCACCAGCTAAAGCAAATCTTAAGGTCATATAAGTTCTAACAAACTCTTCTTCTGTGCCAAGATTAAAGGCATTCTTTAAATCAATTTTATATTTTGTAAGTTCAGTACCTTCAAACATTTGAACTGGTTTTTCAAGAACATCTTCATTGTAGTTCTTCCAAAGATTGCTCATTCTAATCATATCTCTATTATATGGATTGTTACGCTTTTCAATTACTTTCATTCCTGCATTATATATGCTAATAGTTTTTCTTGCATAAGTATCAAAAGCCTGTCCCTTACCGAATACAAATTTCTTATCTTGAATTACATCAGAAAACCCTTGAGCAAGTGCCCCTGCATTTGTGTATATCGCAGGATATAAAGAGCTGTTTATTGAGCTACTAAATGGGCTAAAGAACTCTGAGAATAATCCAAGCATCTCACCTTTCCACATTATGGTTGCCTGTCTTGACCAAAAACTATCATTTTCTTTTGGCATTGCTTGTCCAAATAATCCTGAATACATACCCATTAAAGCAGCACCACCTGTATATGTAGCAAGTGTACCCACAAGAATCTTTCCATAGTCTTTGCTTTTATAAGCTCTTCTAATATTTTCAGCTGTATTAACTGTTGCTGCAAAAGCCATACGCTTATATAGGGTTAAGGGTTTAATCATATTCCCTGATGCAAAGCTTGGCATAAATAAATCAATTGATGCTCCTTGAGTCTTTACATGGGACATTGTATAAGCTCTTTGTATAGCATTGTCTAAATTTCTTTTCTCAATAAGATAATCTCTTGTTGAGTTAAAATTAGCTTTATTAATTACATTGCTTTCAAATCCATGCTTTACCATTAAAGCAATATCACTACTTGAAAGTTCATAAAAATCTTCAAGCCTATCTTTAGCTCTCTCATACTTAGCAGAACCCTTTTTATTCACCCTCATAGCTTCAATCATTCTTGCTTGGTCATACTTTGATGCCATTTGAACAAGGTTTCTATTGAATTTTTCTGTAGGCTTCATCAATCCTGCTCTAAAAAAAGTTTTATCGAGAGTCTCGGATATTTTCCCTTCTTCAAAGTGAGCAGTACCAATTTGATGTGCTCCAGTCTTAACAAGTTCTTTTGCTTCTCCTTTAATCACCCCTGAGAATCCTCTTGCAATATCTTGTAATTCAAAAGCATATGCTGTTCCTGCTGTACCTGTTATTATATTTTTAATACCACTTGTAGGAGCTGATAGCCCTACCTTTGCAAGTACATTAGCAAACTTTTGACTTATTCCAACAGTCATTTCAAATGGATTTGATTGACCAACACCGATTCTTCTTTCAAAAGATTGATTTACCCATTCAAAGGCTTGTGGGTCAGCCTGTTGCAATTGCCCAATTAATTTTTTAGCTCCACTCTTTTTGAATCCTTTCATTTTCGCAAACTCTGGAAAGACTTCTAAAGTTGCAAGGAATTTTGCCATACCAATACTATACTTCATAACAGTAGCATCATGGGAGGTTTCGTATACACGAATCAATTTCCCATCATCAGGATTCTTAACAAACTCAGGAAGTTTATCGTGCCTTTTTAATAAAAACTTAGATGAAACTTTGTCTAAAGAAAAGGTTGATGCATCATATAATTGTTCATAAGCCATTCCTTTTGCTACATCTCTTTGGCTTCCAATCTGTTCCATCGTAGGATTCTTTGTTTTGTAAAGCTCTTTTGCGAGGTCTATTGCAATTTGATTTGTACTTTTATCAACAATACCCTCTATAGACTTATGCTCTAATCCAACAAGCTTTTTGAAATCAGTTGTTGTTTGTTGTGTTATAAAAACACCATCTTCAATAAACTTAACATTGCCTTCTTTTTTAAACTTTTCATATTGAGCTGGATTCATTAATATTTGTGCAATTTCATCAAAGATTTTGGGATAATACTTCGTGTATTCTACATATCTTTCTGCTATTCTTCCTTCAACTGTATCTTTATTAATAAAGTCTTTTAAGTCTCCACCCTCTTTAAACCATTCTTTTTTAATTGCTTTTTTAAAGAATCTATCAGCAGCTTCTATATTTTTTATTTCTTTTTTGGATAAAAGTTCACGATTCTTTCTTAGCATATCCATATTTTCAATGTATCTTTCACCTTTTCCACTTAATGCAATAGCCATTGAATCTTTTATTTTATTCCATCCTCCTTCTCCAAGCCCTTTCATTTGCTTTCCATCAGGAGCAGTCCATCCCTTTTTAAAATCAACAATCATATTATCATAATTACCAAGGTGTCCAGCCTCTACCCCAAAATGCTTTTTCATAAGTTTAGCTAATGGTCTTAATCCCATAGCCTCAAGGACTTTATATACAGGATAAGTAGCTCGGCTCGCCTCTACCTTAAACTTTTCCCATCCTTCTAAATATTTAGGGTCTAACTTTTTAGCCATTATATCCATGTCAGTAAAATCAGGATTAAATGTTTCTTGTCCACGAATCGTATGCAACATCTCTTTATAATTGTCAATCTGTTTCTGTGAGGCTCTCCATATATCACCTTCAGGAACTCCAAGAGCTTTTAGCATTTTTTTGCGTGATGATTCAGTCAATCCTTTTTCATTTACTCTCATAAGCTCAACTTGCTTATAAGTGTCAAACCATTTATTAACATCCTTAACTCTTTTAATCTTCTCAATATTCATACCATTAAGAGTAGATTCAAATTTCTTTAACTGCTGATAATATTCTGTTGGGCTAACTCCTTCAGGGATTCCTTTTCTTGGAAGTATTTGAAATTTCTCTCCATCCTTAATAATCTCAGCAGCTTGTGCTATATGATTTATAATTCCCTGCCTATCTTTAATTGAAGTTGCATCAATATCTTCAAGCTTTAATTTTATATTATTATTGATATTCTTTGCAATAAACTTAACTTCTTCAACAGGAATCTCTCCAACAATCCGTTGCTTTGCTTCTTTTCCAAACTTAACGCCTTCAGTTTTAAATCCTTTTTCAACTTTAGAAGCAAGTACATTAGAGTAATCTTTAAAGTTGCCCATACCAAAAGCTACCTTTAATTGAGACGCAATCTTATTTATAACTTGCTTTAACTTTGGCAACATCCCTTTAGTAAATTGTATTCTATCAGCCTTACCTCCAACAATATCAGCAAGAAATTCTTCAATATTTTCAGCTTTAGTTTTTCCACGCTTTTTATTATCTCCAACTTTAAGCCAATCTTGATATTCCCTTGTCCCCTTTGCAAGTCTTTCACCTTGGTTTATAAGTTTTTGAAGTTTCTTGTTATTGGTAATATTAGCAAAGTCTTTAAGTCTGTGCATATTTTCATGAAAGAAATCAGCAGGTTGAAATTCACCTTTAGCTAATTTAATTATTCCATCAGCCCATTCACCAAGAACATTCTTATCTAATCCAACCTCTTTTAATTGTGATTCATTAAGGTTATTTTTTTTCATAACCTCTTTAGAGAATGTTTCACGAGCCTTGGCATCACCTTCTTTAAACCTTACTTCTTCAGGCAAACGACCTGTTCGTTTTTGTTGCCCTCTAAGTTTAGACGACTTTAGCGTTGGAACTATATAATTTCGCTTAGTTGTTCCTGTTTGTGTGTGTTGAAGTTTTTGAGAAAAAGCCTTTAATTGATTTGTATCCCCTCCAAAAATTGTTTCAGCCTCTTGTGTTCTAAATATCCTACCTTCTTGAAGACTTTTCCTGTTTTGTTTAGTCATTGGTTCTCTACTACCAGTTTCACGAGTATAAACCTCAATAACTTCACCTGTATCTTTCATTACTTCACGAATAAGTTTATTAACAATTGGAGCATTTATTTTTTGCTTCCCAAAAGTTTTCATAATTGCATCTTCAGCTGTATAACCTTTTTCATTCATATATTCAATAATTTTATCATACAACTCAGGTGTGACTTCTCGACTTACAGATTCTTTTCTTGCTTCTTTTTTCCGTTCTTGCCATCGTAATTTATTTTCGCCTTGTACAATTCTAATGTTAGAAAAATCTTCTGGACGAACAGCTGTTTCTTCCATTGTTTCAATTAAAAGGTCAACTTCTTTATTCTCAAGCTTGTCTCCCTTTTTGCCTACTTCATAATCTTTTTTAGAATCTACTACCTTTTTTCTAACAGAATCTATTTGCTCAGAAAAAGATACTCCTTCTTTAGATTTAAGGACTTGTGTGGTTTTACCCAATCCTTTTGCTTTTACTTGAAGCTCAGTAGAACGTGCTCTTATAGCATTATTGATTATATCCACATTTTCCATATTCACTAAAGCTTCTGATTGTCCAAATAATTGCTTTATCCCATCAAGAATAGAATGTTGTTGGTTATTAGTTTTGCCTTGGATATACTCTTTAATATACTCTAATTGAATTTTACCATCAGTAAATATTGATGCACCATCTTTATTTGTTTGCAACCATTCTGCATATTTAAGAATTTGATTTAAATGTTTTTCCATTCTAGTTTTAGCAGTATCACTCTTTGCTCGCTCATTTTTCCATGAATCACTATTAATAATCTTTGCAATAACTTGTCTATTTTCATTTGATGCTGATGGAGCGTGTCTGTTAAATCTATCTCTTGTTGGTTTATCATCTATCTTGGTTAATGGAGATTCAGCTACTAAAGATTCTATAAAGTTTTTTGTCTTAGGCTTTCCTCCAGACCCAGGAACTTCATATCCCCTTACAGCAGACTCTAAGCCTTTAATATCCCATGCTTGTGGATTCTCAGAAGTAACAATCTTAGACTTTCCTTTAAACTTCTGAATCTCACTAAGAGGCATTCCTTTTTCAAGTCCAATTTTCTCAAGCTCACTTATACGCTGACTAAATGGAAGACCCTCGTCTACAAGTGGTTCTTTTTTAGGGGCTTCAACTTTATCAGGTTTAGAAATTTCCTTAATATTCTCTTGTTTAACAGCACTATTAAATAACTCACTTACTTTAAGATGGCTATCAAGCTTTGCCCCAATGATATTATTCATAGTCTTTTCTTGAGCTTCACTTAACTCTGTTACAGGCTTTTCTTTTGTACTAATCTTATTCCTATACCATTCTCTTGCAATCTCAGGATTATTTTGAAGAGAGTCGTAAAAATCAACCATCCATAAGTTCATTGATGTATTTAATTGACCGAACTCTCCACGTTCAGCTTCAGTAAGCCTTAATAAGTCAAGTTCATTATTTTCATTGGTAGCTTTCTCTTTAAGCTCATCAATTCTCTTCATTCCTTTACGAACATCTTTTTGCTCAACTGTTCTATTAACAGCTTCCATTTCAATCTCTGTAATTCTATTTAAGATTTCTTCAGGAACAATGCCACCATTTTCTTCTATAGATTTTTTAGTTGCCTCAAATGCGTCAAGTTCTGCTTTTTTATTTTTATCAAGACCTGCCTGTATCTTTTCTCCATAAGCTTCTTGAAATAAATTTTTCTTTGATTTGTAATAGTTTTCTATGTCTGTAGAAGTATCTTTTGTAAATGCCTTTTTATATATCTTAGAACCAGTCTTTAGTCCACCAATAATAGCAAGATTACTAAATGTGCCTTTCCACCAATCATCTACACTTGGCATTTCTCCATTCAATATTGCTTGTTCAGATACTTGTCCTGCTGTAAATACTTGAGACTCAGCTAATATTTGTCCAAATGGACTATTCATAATCTTTGAAGCAGCTAAAGAAGATGGAACTTCTATGCCTTTTCTTTTGTATGCATCAACTTTGCGTGATGCTCTTGCAAATTTTGTTGCCATTGGACTTGTAACGATACCACCAGCAGCTCCTAAGACAGCTCCATGAAAGAAGTCTTCGCCTGCACCTTTTGTAATTTCCCAATGGTCATAATCATCTCTCTTGCCATCTTGAATTTCAACTGCTTGCTCACCATACCTATGAATCGTTCCAGCAGCAGCAGAGAAACCACCAAGACTAAGTGCTCCTGTTGTAGCAGCTTCCTTCATTAAGCGATTCTTAAATACTTTATCCTTTGCTTTAGCTCCACCTGCCTTTAATAAACCTCTTTTTGTAGCTTCCCCAAATAATTTATTTGACGCAAGTTTGCCTGCAACTGACCCTGCACCTGCTGTACCAATAAATGTAAGGGCTTCAATTGGATTTGTCATTCCAAGAAAGAAGCCAGCAGCATCTTGATACCATTCATTTGGCATGTCTTCTACTTTATACTTGGCTTCTCCATTCATTATTTTATATATAGCACCTGCAGTAGAGTTATTATATGCACGCTTTGCCCAATCATAATCATCAGCAAGTGAATCTGTAGCACTCCATGACATTATCTTAGACATAACTCCAGGAGGGTCAATATCCTCTACAGTTTCAGTTGTTGGAGGTGGTGCTTGAGGTTCTTCTACACCCCAATCAAGATGAGAATATTTTTTCTTAAGATGATTTAATATAGTCTCATCATCAACATGCCCATATAAATGTGGATATTTTTGTTTTAAATTTTTAATAGTCTCTATTGAATTTATAGCCACCTATTTATTTCCTTTTTCTTGTCCAATAAAATTATATAATAATATCATCTGATTGTATCCAATTAAATTATTAACATTGCCCTTACTTCGATTATCTTTCCACCCTTTAATATAATCGGTCATTCTCTTTGAGCTTGGATTCTTATTAAAGCCTACCATCTGACCTTCAGCTCCTCTTGGATTTCCAGGCTGAAACCCTGCAAGTCTTCTTATAGCACCTTTCTTAATATTATATAGACTTGGATTTATAGCATATAATATATCCCTCGCTTTTTGGTCACTACCATTCTTATCAAGGAATGCCTGAAATCTTTTTTCAAAATCTTTTCCAGATTTCTTTCCTTCTCCAATATTTTTTGTTACATAAGAAGATACATCATCAAGGCTCAAATCATAATTATCAAGAGTAGCTTGAAGATTTTTGTCTGCATCTTCCCACTTCAAATTTGTAGCTACAAAGTCACCAGTTTGTGCTGGAACATAATTTTTTTGTACATCTGAGTAGCTTTTTTCCCCTAATGCCATTGCCTGTTCTTTTCTTTGACTTCCACCCCTCATTGGAGGTATAGGTTCATAAACTTCAACGTCTGCTCCACCAACATTAAAAATATTGCCAACAGTATTTTCTTTTGCCTTTTCTTGGTTGGCTTGCATCTCATTATTTTTAAGTTCTAAATCTTTAGATTTTTCCCCTTCAAGCCTTTCTTCCTCACTAATCGTTCCATCTTTATTTAAATCAAGTGGATTATCAGTTATAAAATCATCTTCAGTTTCTACCCCAAATTCTCCTTCTGCAAAAAGTCTTCCAGCCCAATTTTTATATTTATTATTATGTCTTACTATAGAGCTTTCATTAAGTTCTTTTTTATCAAGAATTTTTGTTCGCAATGTATCATAATTTATAACAGTTGTTCCATCACTTAAACTTGATGTATGGTCATCTAGGTTGATACCAAAATTATTAAGGCTATCTGATTGCGTTAAGCTTGTTATTTCCTTTTTATTTACCCAATCTAAAAATTTATCATATGAATCTGTATCATTCATGCCTTTTTTAATCATAGTAACAGCTTCGCCTAAAGCCCTTTCTTTATCTGCTTGATAAAGCTTTGTATCTCCAATTGCAATATGTTGAGCTTCTTCAGGAGTAATAATGCCATCACCAAGAAGAGTTTGTGTTGCTAAATCTAAACTTTGAGCATACTTTCCAAGTTTTCGTATAACTTTTTTATCTTTTCCTCCATAGGTCATGCCACCATCCACTCCAACCTTTAAATCATCCATCATATTCATGACTCTTTCTTTTTCAAAAGATATAAAGTCTACAGGGGAATCATATTTATTCTTCTTCGCAAGCTCAGGTAAATTAAGCCATTCATCTTCTTCATCAGAGAATCCTTCAGAGTTTATAAACTCAGAACCCATATCAACAGCATTTGTAAAATTAGTATAATTTGTATTCCATTCGTCTGCAGCAGTATCATACATATCCGTCATCAACTTTATCTGTGAATCATTAGCTCCATCGACCTTAAGCTGATTTAAAGAAGATTTCCATTTAGAAAGTCCTTCAGGTGTCTTTATATGCTTGAATGTCTCTCCAAGAGTCTCAGCCATATTTATATTATCAACACGCTTCTCTTTTTCTCTCGTATCCATCATCTTCATTACTTGCATAGGGAGGTCTTCCCATCCACTTGCATAGCCTTGAGATGCTTGTTTTCTCCTTCTATTTATACTTTGTGCTAAATCATATATATCTGCCATTATTACTCCTTATGATACCAAATTAACCATGTCGTCAAATTCTTTAAACGATTTGTCAAACTCTCCCTGTATTCCTCTTTGCATGCCTGAATATACATCCTCTGCTCCTGAATATAAACCTTCAGATATACTACTTTGAGCTCCAGGAGTTCTAATCCCAGATGTTGCCCTTTGAGTTGCCTCTTGTGCCCTTAGTCCTGTGGCTTGTTCAGTTAATCCTTTAAGCGTAGTAGCCCCTTCAGCCAATACATCTTGATAGCCTTGACCATATAAATCAATATTCGGAAGAATCTTTTTAATTGATGCTGTTAATGCCTCATTAGAGCCTTTAAGGTCAGGTCGAGCCTGCCTTACCATCTCAAGTATGTTTGCAAGAGCTCCTTCATTGCCAGCCCTTGCAGCTTCAACTTGTGAGTAAAGCTGAGGACTCTTTAGGATTTCTTGAATGCCATGCTTAGTAGGGTCACTCATATATGTAGAACTTACGTCTTGTGTTCTTTGTTCACTTCTATAGCTATCCATTTGAGATTGAGTTAGAGTCTTTGCTCCACTCGGAAGCGAATCAAGCTTCCCTCCAGATACGCTCCAGTCAAGTCCATCATAAACATACTTTTGATAACTCCAACCTGCTGGTTCTATTGTCTCCTTGTCTGGTCCGTAGCCCTGAGTTACAGGAGATTTCCATATCCGTTTATAAGCAACTTCTCCACCATCCTCATATTTTTGTACCATTCCACCTTGTTCGTAACTCTTTGCAAAATGTGGAAATGCATCCATGGAAGTGAAATAATCCATTATTGAGCTACCCTTATCAGCAATCATTGAAGATGCTTTGCCACCAAAGTCTTGAATATTGCCACCAAAGCCTTGAATGTTATCAGAAACCTTTTCTAATAAAGTCCCATCTTTTCCTTCAAGAAAAAAATCATCTAAATATTTTTCATATTCAAGGTTGCTACCTTTAAACTCTCCATCAAACATTTTTTTATCAAGACCTTTATCCAATCCATAAGACACCAATGATGTAACACCACTTAACATACTTCCTTGTTTGGCACTATCAAGATAATCTTTAAGTCCTATTCTTGCATCTTTAGCAGATTGTTCTCCTCCAAAAGCAAGATTTCCCCCTGAAAGATTTATATCATCAGCATCTGCACCTGCACCAAGGCTTCTTGCAATTGGGTCGCCTATAATATCAACTCCTGCTGATAAAACTTTACCAACTCCAGGAACAAATTGCAATCCAGTCTTTAGGAGACTCTTAGCAAATCCAAAACGAGACTCTTCTTTTGCTTCCCGTCTTTGTTGTCTTGCAAGCTCTCTTGCTGATTTGATTTGACTATCTCTTATTAATGTTTGCATTAAGTTCATAATTTCTCCTTCTTAATATCCTAATATTACTTTAGTAAACATCTGTCTTTGAATACCATATTGTACATATATATCTATTATTAGCTACATCATCTCCACTATTCTCTGTATATATGTATATATTAGTATCATCATGATATGTCGTAAATTCATAATCCTCATGACCCTCATCTTGATATATACCTCCTGGGGATAAAAATGAATCTGCTGGAGAATCTCCAGAAGCATTTCCATCACTTTGAACCATTGTATTTACAGCGACTATACGTTTTTTCCCACTCTCAATCCCATGAACTATTGTCTCAGTATCGCCTGTAGCTGCCGTAGTGCCAGTAAATATTTTCATTTTGCAATTTACCTTAACTCCATCACTTATAATTATAGTAGATACATCGCCTACCCTTTTTTCCTTTAAAACCTCTTTCTCAAGTGAAGATGAGTACCACTCCCCATTATATTTTGCAAATAATTTTATTCCTTCGGTTGTAGTAGTAGTTATTCTAATGTCTCCGTCTACACCTTCATTTTTTCTTGGAGCATTCTTATGAGTTGTAATTGTAGCTCTATTCTCATTTCTTATATTTCTACTATATCTTTCTAAATTTCTCATTACTTAACACTCTTGGTTCGATATACTATTGTTATATCGTTAATTTCAAAGTCTTTATCAACTGCTCCAGATTGATTAAAAATATATAATCCAAATGATTTTACATTATTTGCTTCGCTTGATGTCGCAGGCTTGAATGCTGCAGTATCCCATAATCCTGCTGTAGTATCAAATTCTGCTACACTACTTGTTGTGTGAATATTATCATCATCAGAGCCAATATTGAAAATATTCGTAGCTCCTGTTGTAAAATTATATAGGTTACTTGTATCTCCATTTATATAATATTGCATTTGTACATTATCAGAACCTTGAACTCCTTCACACCTATATGTTACATAAACTTTATATATTTTTTTGCGTTGAAGAGGTGCACCAAAATCATATGGCTTTGTATATACTCTAAGTGAATTACCTACTGCTGTATCACCATGACCAGGAGGGTGAGGAGAATCATCATATTTATACATAGGGTCATCCCCAATCCAGCTATCCTCATGATATATTAGCATACCATCATAGTTTACCATATTGGTTCTATTTTCACTATCACTCATAGCCTCATTAAGCCATGTCCATGCTTTAATTTTCATATCATAAATCAATATATCTTCTTCATCATCACCTGAATGAGTAGCTGTTTTATGTATAATCAATTTATTTGATTCTATATCATATCCAATTGAAGGAATGTCAGCTGCATTCGCTAACCAAAAAGCTTTTGGACGTTGCCCATCTCCTGCTGCTGTGCCTTGGTCAATATGATTACTTGTCTTCCCTTTCCAAAAAGATTCAATCTTATTATCTGTCAATGACTCAATACTCTCACCATTGTAATGATATGCTCCAGATGAGTTTATCCAAGCGATACCATTTTTAGTTAAACAAGATTGACATTGAAATCCACCATCTAAGCCCATACCCTTATAAGAACTCTCTAATATCTCTACATCTTTTGCAATATTAATTATATGCAATGTGTTCTTTTTGAATACGAATAATCTATCAGCAAAAGCCTCAAGCTTTACAATTGAATCTCCATCGTCACCACCAAATAACTCAATTGCCATTACCTCTGGGAATGTGTCGAACCTATCCACAGGAGACTTTAATATTCTATCGCTAAATGTTGGGTCATTTTTAACTGTAGAGTCCCATTCCTGTTTCCCGCTCGTAAGAGCAGTATCATTTACATCAAATGTAGCTTTTTGCCGTCTCTTTACATTCCCAATATAAGCACGACCATTTGCAATAACGGCTGTCTTCCATTTAGCATCAAGCTTTGAATTATGAGGATATCCATTTAAAGATTCATATGTTTCATATTTTGGGGGATGTTTCCAAATATTATAATCACCAAGGTCAACGCTCACATCGTCCTGTGCATCATCAACATTATTCCAAGGGATATAATCAGTCACAGTTGGCTCATCTTTCCCTATACCAAAAGCTTTTACTCCTTTTTCCCAATTCGCATCAAACATTATCCAAAGATTTGCATGCCCATCATCAGAAGAAGAGTAATAAACTCTTGAACCTGTAATTCTTTGATTGCCACCACTAGCATCTCCAACAGCACTTGCTCCAAAGTTAAAGTCTTGCGAGTTACCACCATTAAATTTAAAGTTAGGAGAAAAATATATTGCAAGATTTGTGCCAACTTTTGAATAATATGCATTTTCTGCACTTACCGTGCCTGATGTTCCGTGTTCAAAAGTAAAAGTATCAGCATCGTTATCAACCGTCACAGTGTAATAACCCCTTAACGAATCACTACCCTCTATTAATATTGTATCTCCAACTGAAATATTGTGTGTTTCAGCACTATCTCTCGCAGAATTATCAAATGTATTAACAGTGACCGTAGTTCCACTTCTTGAAACAGTACAATAATTATAATTAGCATCAGAGCTTCTATCTATAAATCTTATCTCACTTGAAGATACAACTGCATCAGCTCCATTAGAATAAGCTCTTAATGTTGGATACATCTTTAGTGGAGTTGGATTGCCTTCTTGAATATCATCATAAACATAAGATGTATAAAATTTATATTCAGTATTAACAGATGGTTGCCATGTTGAGCCTGCAAAAGTTGAAATAGATTGGCTTGAGGGCACATATTCAAAATGAAAGCCCCAATCATTACCACTTGCTGCAGAGGTGTATGCATATATATCGTCTGCTGCAGAACTGCCATTATCCATCATCATTGCATTTGTAGCAATTCCACTTGAATCTTTTGGATATCCACCCTCAATTGAAGCATCTTCGACACTCCATCCGCCAATCGTAGCATCACCTGTTCCTGTCCCAATAGTTTTATTAGGAGTATATCCAAACCACTTTACATTATTATCAAAGTTATTGGCATGATGAAATTTACCATCACATACTCTTAAGTCTCCATTTGGAGCGTAAAATGAAGGGTGTCCATTATGCCCTGTTTCCCCTGCTCCCATATCAAATCCATCTGAGTCAAACCCACTTATAGTCCCAGAATCAGCGTTCCATGCAGCTCCATTCCATATCTTTATATGGCTTCCATTTGCCATAGCAAGATATTGTGTAGCAGCTTCACTATTATCTGTAAAATAATCAGAATTAAATGCAAATAATCCATATCCAGGACTATCTGAAGACTCTTCAAGTGCAATTTGAGTCCCATCCTTTTGTATCGCAACTGTGTGAGGGTCTCCTGGCATTACAATCCTTCCAATGTTACTAACGGAAATACCCAATGCATCCAATAGGGAATTATCAGGTATATCTTCAGGAGCAAAGTCTGTATTCATCCCTCCTTCAAATCGATTAATGTGGAATGTTTGCTTTGGCATTTATACTTTTTCTAGGATAGCTTTCTTGATAACGCCTTCAACAGTTTCATATAAAGCATTCATCATCTTCTCTTCTGTAGCTTCTGATATGAAAGGAATATCAATATTTTTATTTAAAGCTTCAACAACTTCCTTCTGTAATTCGTCTCCAAACACTTCTTCAACTAAATCTTTCTTTAATCCGTCTAATAAACCCATCTCACTTCTCCTTTATTTTATTTTTGCAGATACCACAATTTACACATTTTTTCCCATCAAGGGCAACCCTCTCAAGCTCTATAACTTTATCCTCAAGTCTCTCTACTTTTTCATCTAACTCATTTGGCTTTTCAACATAATCCAAGACTTTATCAAGCTTGAATACAACAAGTAAATGGTCAAGTACTTTTGGTAATATAAATTTTAATAGCATTGGAGGTATCATTTTTTTTCCTCTCCATTCATAAGTCTTGAAAGTATATCTTCAATTCCTTCAATATACCCTTTGATTTGCTTTAAATCCATTTGAGTAATCTTTTGTTGGTCAATAAGCTTTATAATGATACCCTCAAGCCTTCTAAATTGGTTCTCAAGGTCATCAACAAGTTCATTTTGAATCCAAGTTTGCTGTTTCCAAATAAAGTAGCCAAAAGCTATTGTAATCGCAATTGGCAAACCATATTGGTCTATGATATTTAAATCCAAAGCTACTTATTCCCATCCAATAATTCACCCCATAAAGATGTTTGCCCATCAATTATTTGAATTACGTGAACAGTAAATAGCCCACCGTTATAGAAATCAACGATAGCGAATGCATGAGACCAGTTAATATTTCTACCCCCAAGCCAAGCATTTTGCTCTTTAGACATATCCTTAAGGCATCCAATACTCCAAGCACTCTTTACCCCATCCATATGTGTAACGGAAGTTTGTTGTATATCATGGTGATGTCCGTACATCACATTCGCTCCCAGACGAATCAAGTGGTTTCGTGTATGATGAGTACCAGCAAAGTGATGACCATGATAAAACCATAGTTTCCCTATTCTTAGATATTTCCCAGCTGGGTGATACTTGTACCCACGTTTCTTTAGATTTACACATTCTTCAAACCTCATATTGTTTAAGTAGGGATGCTCATCTACAAAGCGATTCATCCAATCATCATGATTACCTTCAATCATATGCCGTTCTTTACACTTTGCCTTATCTAATGAAGCATCAATAATATCCATTCCTGCATTTACATCTTCAATGTCTTGCTTGATGAATGGTAACTGATATTCCAATGGTGGTCGTTTCTTTTTCTTCCATTGCCAATGAGAACATCCATGCCATTCTCCAATATCACCTAAATCTATATAAATATCAGGCTTTACAATTTCAATTGCTTGACATAACACATTAATTGCTGGCATGTCAGCCAAAGGGAAATGTTTATCGGGTGTTACGATTGCTCGTTTTACTACACCCTTCTTTTTTTTATTCATTTATAAAGGTTTCACTCCCTGCTAAAGTCTGTGCTTCAGCTTTGGTTAATACACTATTATTAGGATATGCTTTTGAAGCCCCTAAAGCTATGATAGCGGACATTTCTCCTGTAAGTAGGGAGAATGCACCTTTTACAATAATATAAGCTCCATCGTGCGATTCTCGTGGTACACCTAATTTACCTTTAAATGCAGCCTCTTTCCAAGTAGGTGTATAAACTGTAGAGCTTTCTACTTCACCATCCTCATCATAGGTATAATTAGTCCATCCTAATTGTGATTGCAACTCAGAGGGTATTGCACTCTCATAGGTT